TCAACTGCTTTTGTTTTGAGATTATCGTCTTTGAGGCGTCCATCTACGATTTTCTGTAACGCTGTGAACAGATCGGATGTGGTGTCTGCATAGAACGGATCAGCGTCAGAAGAAACTTCGTAGCCGTTATGTTTGAATGTGGATTCTCCAAGAATGTTTTTAGATGTTTCAGTGTCTGGATTGAGCTCTACATTGTACTCTTCCAGATCTTTTCCAAGACGCTCATACTTCGACGTCAGCCCTCCACAGAGGGAACCTGCGTCAATGTAATGAGCCATATATTTACGGTCAATTTTACCTGTAACTGCCATAGAAATGTCCTTTCTGCCTATAACTTTTAAAAGGCTGTGTAGGTTAGCGACTATCTCCGATTGATAGCCGGTTGTTACTTGTTATATTACTTCATAAGCATTTTCGTAGCGTACCGACAATGGTAATAACCAATCCTGTACGCCACTCTCCTGCGGTTCTAAACCATAGGAGTTGTCACGGGTGATACGTTTTATCACTCGCCCCTGCGAAAGTTCAGGAAACGCATTTAAACGTGTCTCAGAGCCGTTTATGACAACTGGTTCTCGACATATCCATTTACCGAGATTATCTAGGAACTTCTGAACGGATAGCTTCTGCCGTTCTTTGTCAGATGCTGTTCGGTACACTACATAAAATGGGTACTGACAAATTTGGTGCATTATTCCGCAAACATCTTCTTTTTCTGAATAGACCAACGCCCCGTTGTCTGCTGAGAATGCAATTCCTGATTCCTTGCCGAGTTCCTCAAATTTGATTGTTTCATTTTCGTATAGCCCCGGATACTGATTCAGAAGTGCTTTCATGGCATCTGTTAGAATTTCATATCCGGTTGCATCTTTTCCGATAGGTTTATCCGCCATGTCTGCCACCTCCCGCCTGTGCTTTTACTTTACGAATCCATGTGCTACCATATTGTCGTTTAGCAACATCAAACCACTTTGCCTGCGCCTGTGGGTGAGCTTGTTTGGTGTATTCGAGATTCTCTTTTGCGGCTGTCCGACCAGAGAATTGGCTGACAAGGACTTTCTTTGCTCCACGTCTTGCGTAGGGACTTCCAGTTGCTTCATCAACCATTCCTTTTCCCTCATACAAAAAGCGTCCATAAGGAGCAGCCGCAGCACACACAAATCCAGTTCCTTGCAGGGATGTACTCTCAACTCTTGTTCGATTAATGAAGTCTCCTGTAATCATCGGCATAAATGGAACCATGCTGTCCATAACCATTCCATCAAGGAGATATTGAGCTTCTTGGTACTGTCTGGAGAATCTATCCATATTCAGCTTTATTTTCATATCTCCATCGACTATGGAGAATCCTTTAAAATGATGAATCTTACTCATATTACTTACCCAGAATCTCAAAATGTGGAATCAGTGCATATGGACCGCCTACACTGGTAATCTTAAACACGTTATCCTTGTTCTCGTTCATGTACTGGTAGAATCCATTCCGATAATCACTGTCAATTACCGTTCCACCAGTCCACTCACCCTCCCAGAAGAATGATTCATCCGAGAATGTGATAGTGTCTTCCAGAGCGTTGTTAATCTGCCTTTTCCACTCCTTAGGTGGCACCCACGGAAGAATCTTGCCGTCTTTATCAGTAATTGTTATATCGCCATTCTGGACAGTGTATCGAACGTGTAACTGTGCGTTGTCAGTTGCGTCTGGTCCGTACTTTTTAAGGATTGCTCCCTTGTCTGTAATGAGGTCGACGCCGGATAAAACATGAGGATACCAGTACGCATCTCCTGTCATGGCACTTTCGTAATAGTTGAAAAGTGTAATTTTAGATGAATACATGATACCCTCTCCTTAATTATTCTTTCTGCACTGTCTGCTTAATAACCTGATTCACACCAGTAGCCGACAATCCGTTAAACATACCGACCGCAACTGCTGTGATATAATCCGTTGCCGGGAAATCCGGTATAACTCCCATTCCGACCGCTCCGAGAATGCCACCAATAACCGCCATGATTACTGGAATCCATTCATCAGAGATTCTTTTTGATGCTTTACAGCCCATTCCTACGATGTAGCAAATCATAACGATTGCTATACACGAGCCAAGTGTTGCAATGTCCATTATTCAGATACCTCCTTAAATTCTTCTTCAAACTCATCCTTTACCATTGTATCAAAATATCCTTCTTCATCACGCAAGACGTAGTCTCCAGGCTCTACAAGTGCCGAATCAACTCTTTCGCCATCTCTAAATAGAGCAGGATATGTAGAAATCTCAATGTGCGGCGGGTTAAGATTATTATTAATTTTTACCGAATTGCCAACAAACTTCTCAATTTGAGCTATGCTTTCAGGAGTGGTAAAACACTGAATAGCTTCAACTATAGTCGGTTTTATTCGTACATATTTCATACTCACACCCCCGCATAAAGAATCGGTATTCCATCATCCGTCCTTACTCCCATTAGAAGTGGTAAAGCTGTTTTTAAGAGCAAGTCGTTCGTTTTCTGTATATCTCCAGCGGCGGCATACACTGCACTCCATTCCTTTGCACCTGCTCCAATCTGTTGAGGTGTGGCGTAAGAAATTGATTCACTGCCAGATGATACAGATGTTACAATGCCTGTTGAGATGTTCCCGACATTTATGTCGGTTACATTTGCCGATGCCTGATTAATAGCATTCTTTTTAGCAAGTTCAATCTGATACATCAATTCAGCCAGTGAACAGACCGCCTTTTTGATACGCTTCTGTGAGCGTTCGTTTGTTGGCAGTCCGTCCATCAACCTGTCAAACGTCATTGTGTCTACAAAATCACTGGCTCTTTCTGCCAGCCGTGGAAAGTCAGCTTCTGGCACGACATTACCGAATGATTCTGTATAGAATTTATAATCTACATAAGCCATGCCAGTTACCTCCTGTGTTTATGATTTTGCTATTACGCTCGCACTTCCGGCATTCAGTGCCTTGTATGTTCCATCGCACTCAACTACTGTGATCTTCTGTCCGGTTGCCGCATTGATGTCAGCTTTTCCGTCCCAAGAAGTCCAGTTCCTGAGGTTCTGTCCATATCCAACAGTTACTGCGTCTGTTGCAACTTTGTATTTGTATACGTTGTTGGAGTTTTCCTTAGCCGGATTTACAGTGATTTTTGTATCACCAGTTGCTGTTCCTTCCGCAGATGTTACTACCAGAGTGCCAAGTGTTGGTGTCTCATCAATGGTGATTACTGCGATTGCGTCAATGTATTCTGCAAAAAGAGTCAGACCCATAACCGCGAATGCTTCGGACACTGCTGTGTGGTAGTTGCCCTGCGTGTGGAATCCGATCAGGTTTGTCTCACCAGATACAGTGTATACAAGTCCCGCTCTTGCGAAGTCAGACTCATTCGGGTCTACATAATACAGAACAATGTTCTCAACAGGAGTAGCAATAACCTGTCCTCTTGGAATCTCGCTGTCAGATAACAGGAAGATAGTATTGAAGCCCATGAAATCTTTCATATACTGGAAGCCAAACTGGTTCTGAATAGTAATCTCAGCTGCTCCAAGGTATTCATATACGTCAAGAATATTCACAAATCCAACAACACCAGTCACATTTCTGTGCATCTGTTTGAATTTGTTCTCAACACGGCCTTTAGCCATTGCCAGAGCCATCTGGAATGTGGTTTCTGTGGAAGTAAGTGTACCGGTTTTCAGATAGTCATAGAATCTGCCGGTAACATCAGTCTGAAGCTGGAAAAGGAACTCATCGTCAGTCATCTGAACGGCGTTCTCATAACCGTGGTCCTTGATTGCTTCGATAGATACAGCCTTTGCGTACTTCTCAATAGTCATTTCCGCATAGGTCTTTTCTTTTACAGTAAACTTGCTGTAAGGGATTTCCTCACCCTCACCGACAAGTCCACTCTGTAAAGTGCCCTCTGCGTACTTGGACTTGAGTACAGCACCCGGCTGTTTTTTGATAGGTCTCATGATACCCAGAATATCACGTAAGTGCTGCCAGTTTCTTTCGAATCTGGTAACAAAATCAATCTCACGTGCTGTGACCTGAATATTATTAGTCATAATAAGATTTGTTTTTGCTGGCATAAAAAATCCTTTCTACCCATAATTGTTAAGGTATTGGGTTAGCGGCTATACTCTGGCGTATAGTCGGTGTAAAAAATCACTGGAATAACTGGATATTCTGAGCGATTGCAGCCTGTCTCTCAGACGGGTCTTTGATCGCTTCGATATCTTTTTTAGTCATGCTTCCCGGTGTCTGCTGCTGTCCAACATGAGTGGTAAATCTTGCCTGATTCTGCTGAGCCTGCTGCTGAGATTCATCCACGAAAGCGGATGCGTCAGACTGTTTCATCTGCTCAATCAGGTCGTTCAGTCCAAGAATTTTGCCGTCTTTCAGTTTTAATCCGGCTTCTTTGATGTCTGCCATAACAGACTTCCTAGCTGCTTCACTGGAAAACTTAACATCGTCGAGTGCCGCTTTCAGAGCATCTGAGAAATCTCTATCATAGATTTTCGCGTTAAACTCTTTTTCTGCATCTGCTGCTTTCTGTTTCCAAGTCTCTAACTCGCTTTTAATATTTGCCGGGTCGATACCGTCAAAACCTTTTAGGGTTTCTTCTGCTGTCTCGGCACGTTCTTTCCAGTCATCGCGTTCACCCTCGACTTTTGACAGAGTTTTTGCAACTTCCTTTGCGTTCTTGTAATTCTCAGAAAGTGCTTTCTTAATATCTGCCTGTTTATCCTCCGGGATTTCGATTCCAAATGATTTAAGTGTGTCAATAAGTTTCTGCATAACATCCTCCTGGTCGTGTTTATTGACCTGCCGCCGCAGGTAAATGGATTAAGCCAGTTAGACCACTGGCAGGGTAACTGTGGCTATTGGATTCGAACCAATGAATGAGTGTTCCTCTCCCGGGGTCAAAGCCCGGTGCCCTACCACTTGGCGAAGCCACATCGAAATGCCTTTTTGGACTAAATATTAGTCTACAGGATAAGACATAACCCTTACAGCATCATGATGTTGTGATTCAGCCAAATCATAGACCGCCTGCAAGCAAACAGCATAATTTTAACCGAATCAAAGTGGAACGCCCGGAATCGAACCGGAGACCAGAGTGCGACTCTGTCAGTTTACCACTAGCGTACATTCCACATAACCCGGATTCCCGGGTTAGCAAGGTGTTTAACGTGTCATGCCTGCCACGAGTTGTTTCGGATATTTATTTCTTTTTAAAGAAAAGTATGAATAACAAAAACCTTAATCAAGGAGGTGTGCCATCTTGCGTGCCAGATGACAAATACGCACGACAGGATTTGAACCTGTCTAGCTTTCCGTTAAAGCGTGCGCACCAGCTACAAAATTAAAGAAAGGAGGATTAAAACGAAAATGTCAAAACAACCGTTTTACTTGTGCTTCCTGCTGCACAATTACATTATAACAGATTTCTTTTAACTACCTCTCTACCACTTTTGTGTTTTTATAGCATATCCCGGAGTTTTTCCACGTATCTCTTAACAAGATCACGTTCTTCCCGACACTCTGCGTCCTTGGACATATCGCTCATTTCTGTTGTGAGTTCGTCAAGGTGCTCTTCCAGAGCGGCGAGCATCTTCCTCTTGCAGTCCTCAGATTTGCCGGAGCGATAGCTCTGTTTCTGTGTCATATAGTCGTCATAAGCATCTCGTCCGTCAGAACGGCTGTAATGTCCTCTAGCATAATGTTCACCACGTCTGGCATAAGAACTGCCCCGGTCGTAATCCGGCATCATTCTGCCGTCATTTGCACTGTATCTCCCCATGCTATCACGTTTTCTTCCACGTTCGCTGTAATCGTCATTGTATCCACCACGCATCTCATCAAGGACAGTGTTGTAATACTCCACTTTCTTATCCCAGTACTGCGTGTTCTTTATGTCTTTGTACATATCAATCAGTTTGTATGTCATTTCCAGATTTCCAGTGGTCAGTCCATTATCAGCGATTTTGGAAAGCTCATCTTCGATTCTTGCACATAAGTCTTTAATGTCTCTCATAATCACACCTCCTACGCTTCTCTGGTTACGACAATGTTTGCGTTCGCAACAGAAATTGCCTGATCGCTTGTGTTCTCTACCGCGATATTAACGCAACATCCGCGAGGTACATCAATATAGATACCAGAGGACACATTGTTATACTGGTCCACTGCTGCCGGTGTGGAGATCATCTGAGAAGAAAGAACCGGCTCACCAGAAATTGCAATGGCCAGAGAGATAGCCTCAACAGTGCCGCCTGTTGGAATTGCGATATTACCAGAAAAATCCACGAAGAATCTCGCTTTGCACTGGTTAGTAAGTCCTCTCAGCGTAATAATTCCGCTTCCCTCTCTGTGCTGAATACAGTTAGAACCTTTAACTGCTGTGTTTGAAAATACTACGTTTCCATTTGCTGCTACAGTCTGAACAGCTATACTTGTAAATTCAGCCATAATTTTTACCCCTTTCATATCACAAAAGGACAGGTCTCAGCCTGCCCCTCTGTGTAATACGGCATAAGCCGACATCCGAATCAATCGAAAGATACTCTCGATATGAAGTTATCAGCAATTACATCCGGTGTTGCATCCGCATCCGTAATATGTGTTCGGATTAGGAACCTGATATGCCGGAATCGGTGCTGGATTAATCGCATTAATAAGCTGCTGTGTCTGAGAAGCCATCGCGGTTGTGAGCAGTGCGCTCTGGCGATCCTGAGAAGCGGCACGTCTGAGGTCATTGTTTTCAGCCTGCAAGTTAGAAATCTTTTCGTTGCAAAGATAATCAAGAATTGCTCTTGTTCCTGCATTCTGGCTGTCGATAATGTCTCTTGTGTTACTGTTCATTGTGTTCTGCAATGCGCAGGTATTCTGTGCCATGTTGTAATTTACGCCCTGGATAGCTTCCCTAGTTTCACAACAGCAGTTCGCAAGCTGTGCCTGTAAAGCATTGGTGCTCTGCATATTAGCTACAGTATCAGCATTGATTGCCTGCTGAATTCCAAAGCCAGTCTGCATGATGTTTGTGTTGATTCCATTGAATCCGGTAAGCATACCGTTGTTCATGGCATAAAATCCATCGCACAGGCCGCTATTGATTCCGTCAAGCTTGCTGATTACTGCGGAATTGTCAAATCCTCTCTGAATATCTGCCTGAGTAGCTGCTGTGGCTGCATATCCACCGCCGTTTCCATTATTGCCCCAGCCGTTGTTTCCCCATCCGAAGAAAGCAAAAATGAATAAAACAATAATCCACCAGCTACCATCTCCACCAAACATGCCGTCATTATTTCTACCGTTTCCAGTAGCAGCGGCAATATCTGCTAAGCTATAATTTCCATCCATAATATAGTCTCCTTTATTGTGTATTTACATCAATCTGGCCAGATTGTAATGTACTATTTCATTCCTTTCAGCATGTGTTGAAACTGTCCCGCCATCTGCTGAACTTGATTAAGCTGTTGCTGAGAAATCTTCCCAGACTGCAACATCTTCTCGACTTCTGCTTTCGGATTTCCCTTAAAATTCTGTTTAAACTGTACAAACTGTTGTATCATCTGCATTGGCCCGTTCCCCTGCGGCATTCCACCACCGAGGGCATTAAATAATGGATTACTCATCTGCACTTCCTCCCTTGACTGCTGATTCCTGCGCGGTATTAGCTCTAACAGGTTCAGAAAAAGAATTTAATCGGTTTATGATAGCTTCGTATTTGCCCTTTAAATCGTCATATTCCTGTCTGGTGACATATTTACTGTCCATGTTCGGAACAGGCTGTTTAGGTGGCATCTGAGTGCCTACCTCGTGATACTCAAACGTCCGTAATGGCTGTGGCATACCAGAAACGTCTGTAGATTTTATGTAGAACTTTTCGCTCTCACTGTCCATCAGCAAAACACTTGTCCCGGGCGCTACCAGATAGGATTTTGCGCCAACTTCACCAGATACCCACAGGATACCATTATTATTCTGTTGGGGTTGCTGTACTGTTTGAGCCGGCATCTGGACAGGCTGTTGTTGGAATTGATTCATTTGCCCCGGAACGCCAAAACTGTATTGATAAGGATTGTTATATAATGCCATCTTATGCACCACCTTTCTGATTATATTCTAAAATAAAAAAAGAGCCTTAGACAGTTCGTCTAAGACCCATATAAGTATCTAAAAAGTATCAGCACACTTTGATTATTTTATTGTTTACTCGGCGACTTAATCGTTTCGCCGTGGATATACTCACATTCATCTGTTCAGCGCAGTATTCGAGTGTATGTTCCTTGCATCTCAGCCGGAACAGTCTTTCTTCATCCGGTGTAAAATTGCACTCTATTAAGAACCTGTCTATATCTTTCTTTGTGAACACATATAATTTCATGAGCATACCCCTTACTAATGCTAACGTTGATTCTGTGCGAGATAATTTGTAAGCTTCTGTTTTGTTTTTTTTAATTCCTCGACATTATTCCCACTGATCTGACTATCCAACATGGTTGATAACACTTCCAGAATTAATGAATCTCGTTCTGCGATTCTCTGAAGACTTTCATAATCTCGTTTGTCATGTTCTTCCAATGTCTCTACTCGCTTATTAAGTCGGAACGCCGGGGTAATCCACTTAAAGATTACAGCTGCCGCTCCTCCGACAATGGACACCCCTCCACAGATAGAGAGGAAAATCTGTACAAATTCTGATATGCTCATTTAGCTACTCCTTTTCCCAGTAATATACCGGGATCTCATTACCGCTATCCCATGTATCAAAATATTTGCCGTTCTGTACTGTCACCACATGACCATCTATGCAGAGTATATACGTGCCGGTCGGATGGTCTGCGCAAAAGTCGTTGACTGTATAGATATATCGTTCTGACTGCTCAATCAGTTTGCGTCTGTACCCGCGTTTATAGAGGTACGCTCCCCAGACATAATTTGCACTCGGCATATCTGACAGAGCGCACGCCTGTATCATTAATCCGGCAAATACTGTTTCCCAGTCGAAGCCGGTTGCCTTGCATATTGCCCGGACAACGCAATCTCCAGTTCTCTTACCCTTAACAGGATTAGGATTAAAATATTCCCATCTGTCCATCAGTCAATCCCCTTTGCTGTCTTATATCGCTTCGCCGCTCCTCTGGCTTTTGCGGCGTTCTGACGGTTCCACTTAGCAATCATGAGCCGGTCTTGCAATTCCCTCAAGTCATTCTGCTTGCAGTAATCCTTATATGCAGCATTTTGTTTCTGCAAAAGAAAAGACTTCCGATCAAGGTCTTGCTGGAGTGCAAATCTTGTCTGTTCGTCCTTGCAGTTATTAACCGCCGCTTGCATTCCAAGGACTTCGCGCTTCGTTTTGCGGATTCTTCGCTCATAAGTACGTTGCCGCTGTTCCTTTTCATACTGCTTTCCCTTGTTGGCTTTGTCCTGTGCTGATAGTTCTGCATAAGGATTCGGCATTCCTTCCGCCCAAACCGAAAAATGATGCCTGCAATTCACTCCACATATTCCATCAGCTTCGCCATAATGACAATTTTCAATAAAATCTGGATAGCGGCTTGCTTTTTGCTCCAACATTCTACGATATTCTGGCGTATCTCGTTCCTGAAAAAACTCCGGCTTGATTTCTTTTAATTTTTCCCAGTCTATGGAAAATACCTGCCCTTGCCATACTTCATGGCTTGGTCGGCTTCCTATATGTGCCGATGTCAGTACTAGACCGTATCCCATTTCTTTCATTCTTGCTAACTGAATATCTCCCGTAGCCTGAGCCACACCAGTTCTGACAGAACGTGCTACTGCTGTTTCAATTGTGTCTTTTCTGCCAGATGGGTATGTGACGGTAACACCATCACTCACAACGTTATTAACTGCCTCTTTAATGGCTTGTGTATATCCAACCGCCCCAGTCATCACATGGTTATATGCAAGGTCGCATTGCTCAATATAGAGCCTCTGAGCGGCACTTGCGGTGGTTCGCGTGAAGTTCTTCCACTCGCCCATAGTCGCAAGCATATTCCGCTCCATAAGTCTTATCATAGCCGGGGACTGTTCGAGCGGTACAGGGCTTAATCCTGCCGCCTTGTATACCTTGTCATCATAGTTCATTGCAGCGATTCCAGCATCTTCAAACGCTTCAATAAGTTCCTGCTGTTCACGTTTGGTATATCTGGATAATTCTGCCAAAATGTCCTCTAGCAGCTCACCGGATTCCTGTAGTGTTCTGATTCTCCACGCATCAGCATTGGTCAGAATATAATCCTCACCTCTGCCGATTCTTGCCATCATCCGTGACACGATCTCAGAGATGATATACTGATGCAGTTCTTCTGCTATCTGTTCACTGCCCTCTGTTATCCGGCGTAAATATTCTGGGCTTAACATAATTATTCATCTCCAAACAGTTTTGGTTCGTCTGGCTGAGCTTCTTTGACCATTGCTTTCGCATCGTTTTCCGTCATTCCTTCAAACTTTACGAAATACAGCCATGCCGGAACCTTGCCAGTGGTCACATACTGCCACCATCTTGCACGATCGTTTTCTCTGACATACAGGATGTCTCCAAAATCATAATTAACTTTATAAGCTCCGACAGGCGCAAGCCCGTACAGGTCAGCGTAAACGTTCAGCGCGTAGATTACTTCATCCAGGCAAGATTCCAGTTTGTCTCGAACATCTTTGATAAACTGTACTGTCCTCTGCTGTTCCGCTTCTACTCCTGTAGCCGTCTGAATGCCGCTAGATTCGTTAAAAACAAAGTACCCGTTGGAGAATCCAATCTTGTACCCTAACTGGCTTAAAAGGGCATTTATACCGCTTATACGGGTATCCGTGTTGAGCTGTGGATTGATTTCTTGGTAGAACTCTTTTTCAAGCTGTCCGAATACATTCTTGACAAAATGTGGTAAGTTCATTTCATTTCGCCTGTTCTCCATGCCCTGTGGCGACATAGCTGATACAGGTGTGCCGCTTGGCGTCAGCAGTCTATCATCTGCCAGAACTATCTTCTGAGAATCGAAAATTTCTCCGGCATTACGGCTGTACGCAATGTCGAGGTCTTTCAGCTCTTCGATAGCTTCGGCAAATATCGGAAGTCCAAGCGGTGTACTAATGTCTACGTTGTTTGCCTGTGGTGTCCGCAGCACTCCGTATAGAGGTCCATCCAGCTTCTCACCGTTTGCTTTGAGTATCGGCGGCGTATCTGCCATGAGGTCAGCCCATTTGGTCTGTTTAAGGTCAATTTTATCTCCGATGCTCTGAGGGGATTTCGACACGTAGGCTCTGTTAGAAACATAATACGGATAGGTTGTTACGCCATCTATTGTAGTCTCGACAAAACGATGATATTCAAGCCGTGTGTAGTATTTCCGTCCAACAGTATAAGAATCTTTAAATATAATTCCCTTAATTTCCTGATTATCATAATCTACGATCATCACGTCTGCCGGAGTAAATACGTCAAGGCTCTCACCGTTTGGCTTAATGAATACTGTTCCATAAGCACAGCCATATTCTACCCAGTGGCGTATCTGGAAATATACCTTGTCAATTTGCTCCTGTAGCCATGTTGCCCTTGCGGAACCATCAATCTGAATGCCGATCGCCAGTGTTGCGAGCCGTGCTGTCTCTGAGCAGACAGATTTAGCGAAATTGATCGTCTTGATATTATTCTTATCATCTAGCCATTCCGGTGCGCCCCTGTAGATGTTCGCACACCGGTTAATCAGTGATTCCATTTCTGGAAATTCTGCCGCTTGGATATTGAAATCCTCTTCAGCTTGTTTTTTGAAAATCATGTTAAACCACCTTTTTAGTGTTGTTATAAGTCCCATTATGCACTGTAACCTCTCCTGTTAAACAACGGCTCATAAGCATATCTAAGTGCCGAGATTGCATGATCATCTCCGTCAGGATAACCACTTATTACATTTCCCTCTTTGTCCCGATCGTACTCATATTCTGTGATTTCTTTATATGCGTTCGGTGTTCGCTTCGGGTCAATGACTATAGTCTTTGTCTGTAAGAATTTGAAACCATACTCGATACTTCCCGGTCCTTTGATTGCTCCTCTTGCAGGAAGTCCGGCATCCCGGAAGTCATTCACAGACTTAGGTTCCGCAGAATCACATATCATTGTGTAATCGTCATAGCCTTTTTTCTTGATCCAATCAGCAGTCTTAGAGTTGCTCCATTTATTTACATACAGCTCGTCAATCAGATATATCTTCTCTCTGGCAGAATCATAATAAGTTCGGAGATAGCAGAAGGCATCCGGGTACCATCCATAATCTACACCAGCGAAAATGCGGTCCATGTGGCTGATCTCTTCGTCTGTAATATCTCTGATTTCGAGATATTCAAATACGTTTCCGCCGTCACCATTTGGGACACCCAGGTATTCATGCTCATATGCTTCTGGATTGACTTCCTTTAAGTGCTCTGCATCATTAAGGAATTTCTGACCTAGCCACTCTGCCGGGGCTTCCAGATAACTTGAATGATGAATAACTCTTTTTGGGTTAGGTGTGAGCTTAATCCTATTTACCCAGTTTGATTTTGATTTTGGTGGGTTGTATGATGAAAAATCATAGGATTCATCACCACCACGAAGCACTGACTGATTAACAGAGCGTTCCTGAGCATCTCCCTTCATTTGATCTTTTTCTTCTTTCCAGAGGATTCCAATGTAGCCAAACTCCGGCTTAATGGATTTCAGTTTGGTTTCATCATCCAGACCACGGAAGTATATTGTCTGTCCAGTCTTAATATACTTGATCTCAAGTGGCGACACCTTGCATTCAAATTCTTCCATCAGTCCAAGTTCATTGATAGCCCATTTCATATTGGCGTATACGGAATCTTTCAGAGTGCCTGCCACCTGTCTTGTAATGCAGGCGTGCATCTGTGGATTATTCTTAATAAGCTCAACAATCTTAAAAGCTACGAAAGAGGATTTCAGACCACCTCGACCGCCCTCGAATACATATTCGATATTAGGCTTAATCTGTCGGTTAATATCCACGAATGCCTTGCCGAGCACTCTGGCAGGAAGTTCGTATTTGCTTTCGTCTGATTTTGATACAGCTACCAACTGTTCCCATTTGTCTACTGCCTGCATATTTCCTTTAATAGCTTTATCGTATACGGCAGCTACAATGCAGGCATTGTTATTTGCATCCTCATCAGATATTCCCATCTTTGTGAGCTTCTTTTTCGCAGTGGTCGGGGCAGGATTCTCAGCTATCATTTTTGCTAATTCAGAAAGGGTCTTTTTTTGACGGCGCACTTCTCCCGACTTAATACCGCCTTTTTTTGTTATTTCTCGGAGTTCGCTCGGAGTTCGTTCAGAATTCGGTATTAAATTTTTCTCATTTGCCATCCTATCAACATCCAATCATATCCTTTCTGAATTCAAAAAAGTCCCCAGTATAGCAGTTATATACAAATATAATACCACACTGGGGAGATTTAGCTCTCTACCACTTTTATAAATTTTTAAGTTTTTTTAAATTCTGCCAATCAATTTGGCCAGATGATAATATTCCGCCATAACCTTGCGTTTATAGCCATAAAAGTCATTCTCCGTTGCAGGAACTGCCCTGATCTTCTCCATTGTTCGATATCCGATACTGTTCACGATACTGTCATAAATTTGCGATTCAATACCGGGCGCATATTTGATAGATACCTGTAACAGATTGTATTTGTCGCTTTCACTAAGATTCCGCAAGTGCCTTTGTAATGTCGGTATATCATCCGGCGGTACTCCGTAGTCAATCAGTGTTGCCTTCCTTAACTTCATTTATTTCACCTTCTTCGTTCAGACTCCAGTCACATGGTATGCCTTGAAAACATTCTGGGCAGTGTTCGTAGAATCCGCATCCTTTGCAATTCACTGGCTGTCCAGTACAATATTGCTGTAGTACGTGGTATGCTGATATAGCAAGGTTTGGCGTTATGTCTGGTGTAGGTTTGTTATTCATTTCTTCATCTCCTCCAGTTTCTTTACCGTTTTCCTGTAATCTCTGTTTGCAGACCGAAACATCATCAGAAGTATTTCAGATACAGGCCTCGCTCTGTTGGCTCGTTTGGCTTTCTTGGCACATATAAGTTCGTTTCCTTCTGGGACATATATTCCTACATGATACGGGATTTTCAAAGATACTGTTGCAGCTAATTCCCCTGGCACAACCAAATAATTGTAATCTCCAATGAAATTCAATCCATGGCCAGATTTGAAATCTTCAATAGATGACTTGATTTCATAGCAATAGCAATCACCTTTTTCTATCCCGGAAACACTATTGTTCACTGGAACAAATTTCATATAGTCCACTCTAACTGCATAGTTTGTAGAATAATCAAACGTCACCTCTTTTGCCCAGTAGATACGAGGATCGTTGTTCGGATTGATTTTCTTTTCAATCATGGTTGATAATTCTGCCGTAATCTCAGGCCTTGTCATTCTTCACCTCCTCCAACTTCTTCTCAGCTTCTTCGCGGGTGAGGAATACGGTTTTGCCAAGTTCATTATAATAATTGCAAAATAGCATAAATTGCAGATTGTTTTCTACGATATAAAATTTCTTTTCAGAATCACAATCGCAGTTACAATTATAATTCTCACAATCAATAACTGTTTCTCCAAAATTACTACATTCCGTATATTTATAAGTTATTCGATACACTTTTTTAAATAAATCATCTGGCAATCTCACAAGCAAGCCCTGTTCTTCTGCTTCTTTGTAAGATTTTAATTCTTCAAGTCGCTCCGCAAGTTGCCCATGTTCTTCTGCACATTTTATGCAATTAGCTTTTATATCATCATCTATAGAATCAAGAGACTCAAAATCTGCACCTCTATAATTCTTTTCTGCTACTTCTTTTGCATGAATAATAGCTTCTTCAAGTATTAATCTCTCCATCTACTTCACCTCTTATCGCTTACTTTTTATCGCTCGTTTTCATCGCTTGTTTCTGCAATCTCTCTCAAGCAGGCATTCCAACCAACCGCAATAATATCTTCTTGTGATTCTACATTGTCAATTGGAACGATATACTCTTTTTTCTCCGGCAGTGGCTTCAATGGACACCATTCAGGCCTTGATTTGCTTTCACAATCATAATGTTCTTCTGTCATCAAAATTACATCATAATCTAAACAGTCAGCTAATTCACACAAACCCTCATATTCAATTTCGCCACAGTATGCAGTTCCGAACGGGCAATCATAACAGTTTCTGGGCGTATCAACCGCTAATACTGATTTACTCATATAGTACCTCCTGTAATCTCATCAATGCACTGATTTCGACCATCGACCATCCCACACTGATAATCCGTCATATCATTCTCAATAGTGCTCTTCTCCGGCAATTCTTTCAGTGGACACCAATCAGGTCTTGATTTACTTTCAAAGCCGTAGTATTCTTCTGTTAGCAACGTCATGATTTTTCCTAAATGTTCAGCTAATTCACAATTCCCCTTATAGATATAAATATCGTAATATTCAGTTCCAAATGGACAGTTGTAACAGCTTTTTGGTGTATCAATCACTAATACTGATTTACTCATTCCGGCACCTCCATTCCTAAATCAAATAATGTTAATTGTGATTTGAACTCGTTCAACCGTTTTTGAGCTGAATCGTAATAATCTTCATTAATTTCATACCCGACATATTCAAGCCCACATTCTTCATAGGCAATCAATGAACTTCCGCTCCCCACATGGGTATCAAGAATCTTCATTCCTTTCTGCAGATATTTCTGACATATCCAACGATATAAATTTACAGGCTTTTGGGTTGGGTGGATTCGCTTTTCGTTCAGCCTTTTGTTGCCCTGCTGTATTGTTCCTTCAATTATTGATTTTCCTTGAAACATTCCTCTCCACATATAGCGGAAAATGTCAACCCTTCTTGTAAGACTGCAGTAAGCAACTTCTGCGTCTGATTGATCTGAACCATCATTGCATTTATCCCAGATTATCAAGCCACCTGCCATTGGGTAATCAAAGTAATTACATCCCCAGATAATCTGATTCTTTGATACTCTGAATAGCTGTTTAAAATACTCTCGATCTGGCGGTTTATTATCCCAACCATAATTCTTATAGCCGCCATCAGGAACATAAATGGAACTTCCATTTTTCTGCTTTACATATTTACTACGATTCTTACCGCCGTGTTCTTTGATTCCGTATGGTGGGTCTACAACTGCCACATCGAAGTAATTATCTGGAAAGTCCGGGAGAAAATTCATACAGTCACCGCAAATAAATTCTCTTTGCATCAGTGTTCCTCCTGTAATAATTCTTTATTGTCGAAAATGTTTCCAACTACTTCATAATGTTCCAGATCAAACTTATTAAGATATTCTTTATCCGTGCTACCAGTTTCGTGTCCTACCCATCCAGCAACGCCCCATTCAACAGTTTCATATGTCACATCCTCTGGGTAGGATTCGTCCAAGTGTGCCATCAGAATATCATTTTCCCAAATTTTCTTCCCGTTCTTGTCGCAAAGTCCCGTGAACTGGCAGAGGGTTTCTGGATTAATTTCCGTGTATTCCCATACCGTATGACTATCTACATGGAAGATTAAATGTTCTTCGTTTCCTAAAAAATCATGTCTTTTCTGGTAATATCCCTCAACCCATTCATCGTCTCCAACCTGCTTTGCTTTGAAAAGAATTTCTCTCATTCGTTTTCACCTTCCTACACATACCACACCCAAATCGGATTAACATTCATTTTTGGTGCGTTGCATTTTTTCCTAATTCTTTTATGCTTTTTAGCATTTTTCTCGATATAGCCGCCTCGTATTTTAATTCCTCTTTTTATATCCCTGTAGGCTTCCATTATTGGACTGTATGCCTGTTCAACAAGATATCCGCATCTTTCACACGATCCGTGGCGTTCAACTATTCCAAAATAGTCCTCTGAGAAACTAATATATTCATAATCATTTGATCCACAAATAGGGCAATTCATTCAGCTCCACCACCTTTTACAATATCAATGGCTCTATCAATTGTATTTGCAATATTTTTGTAAGCACAGTCTTTATAGGCATCACCCGTATTTGCGATTGTTAAAAAGTATCTCATTTTTAATTCTTTTAACTGCTCAACAACCTTGTCCACATCAAAAGCTGTCGGCTGTTCTTCTACTGCTTTCATGCAATTCTGGATCGCAAAATATACTTCCATTGAAATTTTTCTGTCCTCAGCAGATTCTACATTGCTCGGGGATTCTTGCAGGGCATAATCGTTTAAATGTAACATCAACTTGTCTGCATCAATCAGTCTCATAATCTTCACACTCCTCCGCATATTCATAACCGTCCATATCATCACACCTGCACTGGCATGAATCCTGTTTCGTACAGCAGATGCCGCATTCTGTTTCACCATCCGGGCATTCTAATTTACATCTTCCCATTTAGTCCTCCTTATATGGTTCTGGAAGTGGCATCCATGCAACGCATTTTAACAATTTTATATATTCTTTCGGTCTTTCGAAAAAATCTATAATATGCCAACCATCAGACGTTGCGTGCTCATCATCCGGTCTATTTATAAACTCTGCAATCCTTGGAATTAATTGATATCCTGTATCTAATTCTCTGAACACTGCAAGGAACCAGTCGCGTTCCTCTGGCAATCTCTCGCTGACTGGAGTCCAACCATTTTCTTTCTCATCCTGTTCCAGATCAGCCTGAAGCTGCTCAATCATATCTTGAATAACTTTGGCATACACCCCAGCGTATTTGTAGCAGTCTGAATATTTATCCTTGTACTGCTTTAATCTGTCTTTGATATGGCTCATACTTCCACCTCCGAATCCTCTGGCATCTGATAATTAATATGTCCATTTACATAGGCTTCCTGAATCATATCCAGTACTTTCATGGCTTTTTCTCTGGTGGAATATTCTCCGAGTAAATAACTGCATCCAGTGATATATGATGTTACAACTGTTTTTGTAGTCCCTTCTGCAATTTCGATACCAGCTGATACATTAAAATTAACTAATATCTCTTTATTCTGACTTCTGATTAACATTTCGCGTCCTCCTTATCCTCATAATTCATCACAATTGTAATTACCTGCACCAGAACTTTCTGAATCTGATCGTAAATGTGATGATCGTCAGTTCCAAAATGAGAGTTCAGCCTTGCGTCTTCCTTGCCTTTTCTGTAGCAATCTTTCATGAAATCAATGCTGTATATATCATCTTCCTTGATGATTTCGCCATTGTTTCTCCATTCGGCAATCATTGTTTCTTCAACCAATGAATTTACAACATCGTCTGAATCCTCATCCCCGTTCAGACATTCTACGCAACGGTCAATAAATCCTAACTTGTCAACGTACATATACGCTTTTGCCGTTCCAGATGTATACTCTTTGAATGCCTGCTCAACCTGTTCTTTGAAGTCCTCTGGCAGGTTGAAAATATCTACTTCCAGTCCTCTTGGAAAATTTATTATGTAGCTTCTCATTCCATCCTCACTTTCCCCATGTAAGTAGCTGGCACGCTATCAATTTAGATTTACGTTCATTTTTCTTGCCATGGCTTCTATAACTGTCACTGTTACGCCGTTTCCTGCCTGCTTGTATAACTGGCTGTCAGAATTTACGAACTGTGCTTTTTCAAAATAATCATCAGACCAACCTTGTAGCCGAAAACATTCTTTCGGTGTCAGTTTCCTGATTGCTATGTAGCACTGATATTTTTCATACCAGACTGCATATACAATTAATTCATCGGAAACTTTCACAAATATGCCTTGATTACAGCTTGTATCTAGTGTATTTGCAACTTCTTTTCCGACTCTTCCACGTCTGGTTTTACTTCCTGGTACTGATAAATTCACTGCATCAATGCCGACTCTGCACTCTGAATATCCCTGTTTAGTTGCTTCTGCCACTTTTACCGCAAGCTGATTATCTTTCTGGACTGTAGACAATGTATTTGCAATTCCATCTTCTTTGATTTCATTAGCAAGAAATTCATGTCTGGAAATATTAAGTTTTCCACTTTCGTAATCCTTGCGGATTTCTTTTCCATATTCTGTGCGAACGTTACGCAATACTCCGAGCGGATCAATTGCAACCCCATGTCTATCCTGAGATGTTAATGTGAACATTGGTTCTCCATCTTCTTTAAACCTTCTTCCGTTCTGACGTTTTTCTGCCCGATCTGGTGTGAGAACTGGAATTGCAATCTTCGGATTGTTGTTGTGCCCTGCCGAATGGCATTTTGCTATTCCATCAATCCCAAGCACTTTTCCGTCTTGTGACGAATTAACTTCTCCTATGACTTTTATTGCAATTCCGCTATCCTGTCCGGCGTGGTTCGCTACGCCTTTGTAGTATCTTGCTTTTAAGCATCTTGCAATGTCCGTCACTTGCGATCCCTGATAGCATAAATCTATGAAACATGGCAAGGCGGTATGGTGTTCCCTTCCTCCGCCTTGGCAGGTGCTTAATGCTTCTGTGATTCCATCTTGCGCAAATACCTGTGTATTTCTTTTATATCCGTTCCTATATCCAATTATTTGAATACTATTTTCTCTGTCTGCTCTTTCGACAGGAAATATTTCTGCGGTACTTCTGTTTCTAAGATGTCCAATAATGAAGCATCTTTCCCGGTTCTGTGGCACTCCGAAATCTTTGGAGTTGAGCACCTGCCATTCTGCATCATACCCCTCCTGCTCCATTTCAATGAGCAGTCTGGCGAAATCCCATCCTCCATTAACACTAAGCAGATTTTTAACGTTCTCAATGAAAAGGTAAGTGGGTTTATCTTCTTCTTTGAGCTGTCCGACAAGGTACATAACTCTGAAAAACAGGCTTGAACGGCTTCCTTGAAATCCGGCTTGCTTTCCTGCAACGGATATGTCCTGGCAAGGGAATCCGAAACACCAGCAGTCGGCTTTTGGAATGTCTCTGGCATACACTCTTCTAATGTCATTTGCATACCATTCTCCATTTCTGTATTCCTCCTTTAATATTTCTTTCTGTCTTTTCTTGATAGGAATATCTCCCAATGTCTTTCGCTGCTCGTCTGTCAGCAAGTGCATTGAGATATAACTCGCAGTCGCAAATTTATCAAACTCGCAAAACCCTACGCACTCATGCCCTGCCAATTCCATTCCTTTGCGAAAACCTCCGATTCCGGCAAAAAAATCTATGAATTTCATTTTTATCCATTCCCCTCATTTTCTCCAAACCCAAATTCCTTGTTAATATCAAAAGAATCAAATTCAATCTGCAAACCCATTTCTTCCTTAATTTCCTTATATGCTGCTTCAACACCGATTTCCTCAACATATCTTTCGGCTTCGGTAATCTTATCAATGAAATTCTGGTTTGCTTTCTTGAATCCCCATGCTTTTTTGATTGCAATAACAGAAATTAAAATATTTGCCACAGCAATATAATCTTCTGCTTTCCACAGCTTTTCCTGTGATTCTTTGATAAGCTGCTCTCTAATTTCCTGTTCTTTTGAATCCAAATACGTTTTAAGAGATTCGATTCTTACGCCAGTCTGTCTGGAAGCCTGCTCCATTGTAAAGCCAGTTATGTTAAGTGGTGCCGGGATTAAGCTTCTTTGATTTTTTGGCTTTTTAATCTTCAACTTTCCCATCCGACAGCCCTCCTTATCTTCTGAGTCAGAACATCAAACTGCAAGAATAATTCCGTGTCCTTACATTTCCTTGCTTTTATGTCACAGTCATAATCATTTATCTGATATTTCCCTTCTAACAGATCGCCATTATCCAGATATCTTTGAAAGACGCCTTTAGAAATCCCGAACCGTTCCAAAATCTCTATTCTGCTCATACTGTCGACGAATGTACCATCTGCTGTAACAATGTTATAAAGTTTCATTTTATCTCCTTGCTTATCTCTCTTATTCCGTACCCAACCGGAGTATATGCTCTGTCGGTACTGGGATGGTTCGTCTTGAGCAAACCATCATCAACCAGATTATTGATATGCTTCCAGACCGTAGCTCTCCCGGCATCCACCCTTTCAGAAATCTCTGTGACTGACGGTGCATATCCAACCAGTTTGATATAACTGACGATATACATATAAATTTCTTTTCTGAGGGCTTGTCCCTGTTCGTATCTATTCTTTGTGCTGTACGGCATTTTGATTCTCCTTTTCCAATTCTTTTGCCTTATTAAACATCTTGGAAAGATAATTCGAATAAGCAACAAGCATGTGATCTACAAATCCATTTTTGTTATATTTTTCAGATACAACATGGATCTGTTCAACTACCTGCTGCCAGTATTCATCTTTTGCCTCAATTCCGGCAGTCTGGAGGACCAGTGCCGGAAAGTCAATCTGTAAAAACTTTATGGTGTTCGGTATCTGCTCATGCGTCACTCTCATACTTATACACCTTCTTCTACCTCAAAACTCTGTTCAAGAAGTCGCTCGTTATCCTTGCTAAACGCCTTTATATAGCTCTGCTTTATCGGTCTGATAAAATGTATGCCGTTAGCTGATTTAGCCCGGGAAACAGCCACATAGAACTGTCCAGGATCCCAACAACAAGGATCAATATTAATCTTTTCAAAGGTCTGTCCCTGTGATTTATGAATACTGATCGCCCAGGCGAGTTTTACCGGGAACTGGGAGAACGAGCCAACCTTTTTACGGACAATCTTCTCCTTTACGATCTTCTGACCGTCTTTCTCCTGCTCAGATTCCTCGATAACCTGTTTCTCAATGTCTTTACTGTATCTGTACAGATTAACTGTTTTGCCTTTATCGGTCTTGATAACCAGACAGGATTCCTCAAACTCTCCGTTGTCCACAATTTTCTGGATAATGCCGATTGTTCCGTTTACATAATTCCCAGACAAATCATTGACTGTAATCATCACTTTTGCACCAACATTAAGAATTAAGTCCTCTCTGGCAAATGCGATATTCTTGATATCGGCAGATGTTAACTCACCGTCAACTGCTGCATGAAACACTTTTTCCGTCTTTTTATTCAACTTGCCAAGGAAAGTATTGTTAATTCTGTCAGCTTCTGCATTAGTGCCAACCAAGAACGGTGCTTCCGGTATAACCTTGTCTGATTCATTGTTCTTCAGATATGCAATGGATTTTCTAATATTGTTGCCATATTTGATATCATTCAGAATATATTTAAATCCTTCATCGTTCTGCCTGCATACTTCATCAAGCTTAATATATTCGAATGACATATCTTTCCAGTATTCAGACATAAAAGCATATCCGTGTTCGTACTTTCCACCCTTTCCATAATCAGATCCATACATCCGGCAGAGGATTTCACGATCATCTGTCGTAATTACTGGGGGGAGCTGATAGAAGTCACCAATTATGATAAGCTGCACATCTTCCTTGTCACTGCCTTTTAATAATCTTTCAACGGCTCTTTCCTCATTTTCTGTGATGATCGTCTTCGCAATCATATTAAACAAATCGAACCGGCACATGCTGATTTCATCAATGATAAGAACATCTGCTTCTTTTAAAAGTTCAGATCTGGATTTCACTTTTTTCTTGTAATCCTCAAACTTAATTGAGATATTCAGTGCTCGATGCACGGTAGTCGCCCCGTATCCGATATTGTCCGCAGCTATTCCGGTAGTGGCAGATACCAGAATACTTTTGCCGGCTTTCTCTGCTTCGTCGATGAACGTTTGGATAACCGTTGTCTTGCCTGTTCCTGCGTCACCTGTCAGAAAAACATTGCTGCCAGACAGCATCGTATCTAATGCATATCTCTGCTTTTTATTAAGATCGTCTTTTTTCATTTTGTAACCACTCCTTGTAATAATTATGTCAACTAAATATTTTTGCAATATTCAATTAATTTTGTTATAATAAATCTAATTGTATATACTTTTTAATTTTGTAACCCGTGTGTAACCGACTTTTTCAATCTATTGGTTACGCCACAAACCCTTATTTTATGCGGGTTTCAGAGATGTGTAACCGTGTAACCAATGTAACCAAGGTTTTCATATAGGAGAATCACTAGAGTATATGTTTTTTATACACTCTCAAACTTTCTCCTATAGGATGTTTTTTTTCGTGTTACAACGGTTACATGGTTACAAATTATGAAAACGGAACATTTGTTTCAGCATCAGTTGGCAGAAAGCCAGTTTCAACAGCCTCATTTTCCTGCTCGTTTTCGAGACTTTTTATATCAACAATCTTTACTGCAATAAGCCTCATTACACTTCCACCGTCTCTTTTTAGTACCGTATCTCTTTTTCCTGTGTGTTTGACTAATTCTCGATTAATCGCCCAGGCTGAAAAGGCTTTTCTGGAGAATCCATTATTTTTCAAAAGATTTTCAAGAGGTTTCGGATAAAAATATACATATACATCTCCATATTCATCTGGCGTTTCCTTGAATCCCCACTGATCACAGCTAAATTGCGTATCAAAGTGCTGCCCGTACACGGAGAGACTTTCAAGAATGAATTCATAGCATCTCTGACCTTCTGATACATCTTTCTTGCGTGTAGGTATGTCTACAACGTCCTCGACCGTCAACTCACGTCCATCCTTAAATATGAAATCTGTAGCTAATTTGTCAGCCAGCAGAAGTGTAGATATTGCCATTACCTGCTTTGCTGGAAAGTCATATCCGTCAAAACCTTTCTCAATTTCGGCTTTCATTTCTTTCAGATCATCCGATGTGAACTGTTTGAGATTTCCAACGAACACTCTTCCAGCAAAGCCGTAGTTCTTCACGACAATGCCGTTAATCTCTGCTGGATTCTCGTAAATATCCTCGCAACATTCAATTTCAATGATTCTGTTGATAGCTCCGCCGGAATCTGCAAATTCCGAAATAGGGTTCTCGCCGTTGCAAATAGTCACATTACTCCATGTATTTTCCTTAGCTGCTCCGAGGTCCTTATTTGAACGTGCTTTTCCTTTGCCAGAACAGAGATTGTAAATCAATGTTTCGTAGTTATCCCGGATATACTGAGAAGCGTTCTTCGAGTCATCGAGAATCATCGGAAAATTATTAAGCACATCTGCTCTGGTCTCCAATGATGTATCTGTTGATCGAAAGTTTCCAACGTAAGCTCCCGGCGCAGGATTTCCCCAAACAGAAGCAGCTATATTGATTGTTACTGTCTTTCCACCGCCTGTCTGTCCGTAGAAGTCCACGATGAACGGCAGCACATCAAGTGGCTGTATAAGGACACTTGCAAAAGATGCTGCCAGTGCTATTCGTGGTTCTAATCGTCCGCACGACCGCAGCTGTTTAGCTAGAGTCACCCATTTGAAGTAATCTCCATTTTCCTGTATGCTTTGGAATAGTGTTTTAAAGCGGTATTCGCCATCAAAAACAATTGAAAGGTCGTAAGGGACAAATACATTGCCATGCCACCCCAACTTGCTTGTAGAGTGCTGTATGTCGATCATATCGGCATTGTACATTTCAACATCCGCCAGATACTTTACGAGAAGCCTTGCATTCTCTGAGTTGACCTGCACCCCGAACCTTGCAAGATTAGTTATTGCCCTGGAAGTCACAATGTCAATTTTTGGAACAGTTATTTCTGTCCAATATCCATCCCTTTTAAAAGTCACCGTGATCTGTTCCTCTCCTGTCTCGATGTTTTTTAGCCGACGTATCGGCATGATTGGGTGGTGACATACAAGTTCTCTTGCCTTAGATGTTTCAGAGGAAAATATTCCGTTCTCTGTAGCTATCCAGCTACCACAAGCCATGTTAGGATATTCCTTATCAACAGAATCAGGATAAAAGTTTGTGATGTTTTCAACTAACTGCATAGAACGATTTGCTTTTTCTTCTTTTTCCTTTTCCTGTTCTGCTTTCTGGAATTCCTTTATGAATTCTTCTACTATATGCTTCGCTTTCACACTTTTTGCCCGGTCCATCAGCTTAAACTTGATTTCTGAACGGTCAATTTTACTTTTTACAGAAAAAAGTTCTTCATACAGCTGCTTTTCCATAAAGTCTTGCGCTTGTAAATTTTCAATGTTTTCAAGAATTTTTCTCACCTCCTGACTTAACAGATAGCAATTCATGTCTGCTTTTTTCTTTCTCAAGATTAAACTGGCACATATACCACTCTTCTGAATCAGGAGGGAACGTTTTTAGTGCTGTTTCGTACATAAGTATGTTCTTTTCTACCTGCTCAAGCTCGTTTGGGACCTGAACGGGATTGTACTTTTTCGTTTTAATATCCCGCATTTCATGTCTGATCTGGTTGCGACTTTTACCTTTTTTAGAGATATAAGTACCGCCCAGCTCGATAAATGCAGTGCTAAAAGGAACGGATTCGTATTGCATTACGAAATCAAACACATCGCCACCGGTTCCGCAGCCAAAACAGTAAAAGGAATCATCGTAGATTTTGCAGGATGCTGACTTTTCTTTGTGAAAAGGGCAACATATAAATCCTGCTCTATTCGGCCTTAGCCCGTACCTGGAGAGAATTTCTGACATTTTTACCGACTGTTTGATTTCTTCCTTAGTCATGACAGCAGCTCCACAATCCGCCGCCCGGTTTCTTCTTTTGCACAGAATTCAAATCGAACTCCGTATCTATCCCTGATTGTGCAGAGAGATTTATATAACTGGCAGCCATCAACAGCCTTATCAGAAATTACAGTCTTTACTCTCTTACCGTTTACCGTCTTCCAGATGACTTTGTGTTTTCTTGGGTTCTCCCAAAAATACACATCACCAACTGATTTGATATCTGGCCCGTGTTCGCATAGGATAATCAACTGAATACCTGATTCACGTGCTCTGATAAGCTCTGCTTTGAATCTTTCATGCTGCTGGCAGACATTTCCACAAAGCTCTTGCAAATCCTTTTTACGGTCAATACAGAGTTTTGCATTGTCCAGCGATTGATAATCTCCGCAATACAATTTCGAGCGAAAATACTGCACTCCAAGGTCATCAAACTGTTTTTGAATCCGTTCCCATTCCTTTTTGTGTTCTCTTGTGTCTACTTGTATAACCATTAAAAACACATCCTTTTAATTGAACGGAAGGACATCATCTGCCACGCTGTCTGGAATACTCATGAAGTCCGTACCTGCCGGATTCGATCCCATGATAGCTTCTTCTTTCAGATGATCGTCATAGGCTTTTGTGGTACGCTCTTCTGGGATGTCTGCATCCTTAATTCCCTCAATACTTCGGAACCATGCGAGTTTGTGACGCTTCACTTCTTTATTGTCGTACCAGTCTCTCTCCAGACGGAAGATGCCGCCGATCAGTTTTCCTTTAAACTGCTGTTCGAAGTTGTCACCCCACTTAACAGCAAAGCCCGGATTTGACTTTTCTACGCATGTGATAAATGTTTTAAGGTTGCGGACACCATACTCTACGCTCTCGTCAATAACCATGTAGTTTGTACCGGCATTCGGATATTTCTTGTCTGGACGAATATCATTCTCAAACTGCTTCATAAAGTACCCTGCCTGCTCGTCTCCTTCTGCGAAATCAAACAAGATAACGAGCATATCAAGCCCACCCTGGGATTTTTTCTCTGATACCTGCTTAATTACCATTTTGTGTCCGCCAAGAGCAATCGGTTCAAATTCTCCTGCTGCCTGTGTTGCATCATACGCTGTTGGTTTATTCATCTTTATTCTCTCCTTTTCCTAATTCGTAGTAATCTCTAATAATCTTATCAACTTCTGCAAGGTCGTTATCAATAGTTAAGCTGTCAAACATACCGATCGGGGACTTACTTACCGCTCCCTGGCTGGACTGAGTGACAAATAAGTGTTTTCCACTCTCTTCGATGCAGCGGAGAACAATCGTAAAAAGACCTTCTAAACAAATCTTTTCGTCAAGTAGCTTTCCGATGGTTTTTGGCTTCACATCTCCAGAATCATCCTTTTCTTCGTGCATCATCATATATACGATCTTGTCCTGCGGCACTTTCGTGACGATAAACTGGATTAACTGCCAGAAGTAATCCCCGATGTCATTGTACAGAGCGAATACCGCATTGCCTTTTCCGGCAGAAGCGTGTCCACGCATAAAGTGGTTTGTGATAAGATATCCTGCATCATCAATCACAATTGACTCCGCTTTTGATGCGATCAGGCACTTCATTACCTGCTGGTAATCATCTGTAAACCATCCGTCAATCTTTCCTTTAAACGGAAGCGGTTTATTCAATACTCTAATAAGATTCCAGTGTTCATTCTGGCAGTTTCTAAGACTGGTACTCTTACCAGAACCAGATTTTCCAATAATTAATACGGGTGTTGCCATTGCTATTCCTCCTTGTCATAAACCACATGCTTGCTGCCCTCAATAATCAGCAAACTTGCGATATCCTTCATTGATAAGGTTGATTCGTTATAGATTTCAACCAGCGCGTTGTAAGCACCTGTTGATACTTTCACGACTGGGTTATCTTTATCGGTTGCAGGCTGCTTCTTCCTTGCCGGAATACGGATTTCAAATTCACTCACTGATATTTTCCTCCTTATATGATTTCTGAGCCGTTAAAAGCCCGTTCAGAGCCTGTACGTAGCTCGCCAATGTTCTTGCCTTGTATGATTCTTCAATAGGGTTATCCGGGACTGTGGCAAGCTGTATATCAATCAGTCTCAGAACCTCATTAATTCTCTCATCCATGTTCACACCGCCTTGAAAAAACAGTACAGGTTGTCTGATGCATCTCCGAACTTCTCTCCGTCGATATCTTCGGCTTTGTGGTACTCCACATGGTCCAGAGACATATCGCAGTTTTCATAATCCAGAATGTAATCACCTCTGGATTGAAGCTCTCTGAGCAGTTCATTAATACATCCTGCTATCTCCAGACTGGGAAGAAGTTTCATAATTGCTATCTGCTTACTCATTTGGGCACTTCCCATCTATCAGAAGTTCCAACAGGAAAGCTTTGATTATTCTGAGGCTTTCACGACTTTCTTTCTCATAAAATGGGTTAAAAGATACGTTTTGGTACAAATCCCATTTAAATTTGTCTTTGAGAAGGAGAACATCTTCTTCCCTTTTAACCCCTCTTACTCCCAAACCGTAGCCCGAAAAATCAAAGGTGATATTTGCTGCCGGAACTTCATTCACAACTCTTTTGCATAATCCATATATTTCATCAATCTCTTTTTCGAACATCTTCTTATCCTCCTTATTTCCTACTGCCAGTCTGCTTTCATCTGACGCACCGCCCATGCTGCCGAGATACCGAAAAAGATGTTCAGCCAGATAGGTATATCCACATATTTCCCGGCAAGCATACAAACAGCAATTAGCATATACTCTTTCATTTTATTTTATTTCTCCCAGAATCCACGCAAGGTTGCTTACTACCAGTGCGGCGACTGTCACAATCCATGCGGTGAACCATCTTTTTGACTTTTTTTTACTTTCTTCGACAATTTCAGTCGCAAGTGCTACTTCGATGTCAGCCCATGTTGGCTGATTTTCGTTTTTAATTTTGCTCATATCTTGCTAATTTCTCCTTATTTTTTCTTATTTGTCTTTACAATTAGCAGATAGAGGCTTATAATTAACCTGTATCTACTAAGCGCGATTTAGTAGATGCAAGCTCCGGGGTGGAGGCGTCATCTCCCTCCGGGGCGCCTACTTATTAAGAGCAGCCTTGCCTTTCCAGACATGACCAGTTACTTCATAAACCTTTCTGGGACTTATAATGTAAGTAATTCGGCCACCGGAAAGGCTTTTAGCCGGCTTATTGTTCTGAATAGCTACGCCAATCGGCAACCATCCATACACAATACCTGCCCGGATTGCTGTAATAGGAAGCCCGATCAGTTGACTCGCATCGGCTACAGTCAGAATTTCTGACGAGAATTCTGGCATCTGCGGAATGCCTGATATGATTCTCGCAACTTCTGCGGCGAACTGATGAACTTCTGCATTTTCTTTTATGTAAGTATCAACTTCGCTCATATATTTACTCCTTTCATTATTGCTTCAATTCTTACCACCCTAGCACTAAACGGATTAAAACTGTTGCCACACTTGCCACAATTGCAGGAATCACATATTCCATAATCGGATGGCGTTTCATATTTTTCACTCCTTCCGTTCTGGAATCTTCGGTTCAAGAAACCTATCTGTTTTATCAGGATTCTTGTATTTTGCGATTGTTTCTCCAACCCCAAGAAAATATCCCTTGTCAAACTCTGACATATTGGGAACTGCCTTGGCTATTGATTCGAGAATCTTCTTTTCTTTCTCAGACAATATATTCACTCCTTTCTTACACGTTTTGATTCTTCAAAAGCAACTAAGTCACTTTCTGACACTCTGTAACCAGAGCCGTTCAGATTGATTGCCGGAAGCTGTTTATTCCGTATCCATCTCCACACGGTAGGAACTTTCACACTATATCTCTGAGCGATTTCTTCGCAAGTGTAAAGACGTTCCAAAAAATCACCTCCTACTTATTTTTAGTTGCGTTTACCACTTATTTGTGTTATCCTAGTTAATGCCTATTGGCAAAGGAAAGGAGTGGTTATTATGACCCAACTTTTGAATTTGCCTGTTCCCTTTGCTCTTAATCCGTCCGTACTGACACCTCGACAGTTAAAACAGGTCAAAGACGGCTCTGATTGTTTTGTCAGCGATTAGGCATGTTGCAGAACCAAGACTGCGAAAGTGACAAGGCGCTTCAAGAAGCATTTGGTCTCGTCAGATGTGGCGTCAGCCTGCAAAGCGCATAGGGTAAACAAATTTGGTAAAGAGCTGTTAGGGACGAGACCCCTAGCAGTTTCTTTTTATTTAATAGAAGCCTTGTTTCTATCAGATTGTGGTAAACGCTCAAGGCTTTGTGTTACCTTGTGTTATTATAATATCTCACTCAGATAGATTTGTCAAGCGTAAATCTAACAAAAAATTTGACAGAGTTAGATTTTTGTGCTACTATATACTTGCAGTTAAGAATAGGAGGTGAAAAGAGTGAATACCAGGATTCAACAAATAAGAAAGACTGCGAAGATGACTCAGGATGAGTTCGCCGAGAAAATCGGGGTATCTAAGAACTTTGTTTGGATGATAGAAAAAGGAGAAAGAGTTCCATCAGATCGAACTGTCAAGGATATCTGTAGGGAATTCAAAGTCAACTACGAATGGCTGACTAAGGGAACAGGTGATATGTTCATCCAGAATAAGAGAAAATCCGAGATTGCGGATTTCGTTGGTTCGGTTCTGAATGGAGAAGCAGATAGCTTCAAGATACGATTAGTAGAAATACTTGCTAATCTAAATGAATCAGAATGGGAAACACTTCAGAAACTTGCGAACGCTTTAGTGGACAAGAAAGAGGAGTAAAAAGATGGGGACAGGAAATAATTCCTGCCCCTTTTCTTTATTTCAGTCCTAGAAATGATATTATAAATCTAAATATTGTATATAATTGGTCATGGTCTGCTTTTTCTATCATCTCAATAATTTCTTTCTTATAATCCATAAATAACCCTCCCTGTCACAACTACCACCTACACTACAGTATATGCCCGGTTTGTGGGAAATAGAACCGAACGTTAGTTCGCTTTTGCTATTATACCACCTATTCCGACTCTTGGCAACTGCCAATGATATACATGGATTTTTGCCATTTCATACATAAACTTTGCAATCTCAAAGAAAATTATGCTTTCACAGAAGAAAAATGCGAGATTGCAAACTTTTCCACTACCATCGGCTGTACGCAGGTGATTCTGGACAGAATGCTCCTGACATACTGTATACGAATGAACTATCTGCATATCTTTCTGATTATTATTGGAAATTATCTTTTGTGGGGTATGTACAAGACTAAATACCTTATAGATCAGCAAGAGAAGTACAAAGCACTTAAAACATTTCTTTTTCATCTAAATCACTCTATTTCGTTCTAAATCTTTACAACATGCTCTTAAAATGATAAAATAAAAATACCACGAATAACCGTACTTTACATAATATTGCAAAATCAGCGGTACAAAATACATAATCCGCATTAAAAGTGCGAAGCGTGGCGAAAACATATCAGGAGGGTGTTTATCATGAATGAAAAGAAAAAATATTGTAAGCACTGCGGAGAACTTATTGACGACGACTGCGTAGTGTGCCCTAAGTGTGGAAAACAAGTAGAGCAGTTGACTTCTAATAATAGAGATATCATCATTAATAATTCCGCATCTTCCTCTGCGTCCTCAGCGTCAAGCTCAGGTACACCGTATATAAAGCGGAAAATGCCATGGTATTTAAGTTGGCTTTGGATTTTTATTTTAGGAATCTTCACTGGTGGAATTTATTGGATTGTAGGAATTGTAATGAGAGTAAATTGGAAATCACATAATTAAATAAAAACCGCCCCGGCATTGGCGTACCGGGACGACGTTTATACATCTCCGAAGAGATGCTATATTCTGGCAAACATATTGTATCATCTTCGGAGCAGTCGAACAAGACAGAAAATTTGTTCGGCTGTTATTTTTATACCTAAAAGCAGCTACATAAAGAAAAGAGGAATAAAAATGGCGAAGAAAAGAAAGAAATATCCAAAATTGCCGAATAACTTTGGTTCTATTCGGTATCTTGGCAAGAATCGGAGAAACTGCTTTGCAGTACATCCACCAGCTACACTGGGCGCTAATGGTAAACTAAAACGTCCGCCGGCGATCTGCTACGTAGACGATTGGATAAAAGGTTTCACTGTCCTGACAGCATACAAAGCCGGAACGTATCAACCAGGCATGGAACGGACTCTTGAGGTATCTCCTACAACCGACATAGACACCCTTATAAGCCGCTTGATTGCCGACTACAATACAATCAAGGGCGTAGAGGATAAGCACCCGGAAATCAAGAAATTGACGTTCTCAGAGGTATATAAACAATTTTATGCGTGGAAGTTCCCAGAGGGGACAAAACTGTCATATAGTTCAAAAGAAGCATACCGGACAGCTTATACAAACTGCGTCGTTCTGCACAATCGCATATTCGAAGATTTAAAGGCTCCTGATATGCAAAAGGTTATTGATGATTGTAAGCTGAAAAAGCAAAGCCAGATGGCTATTTTGACTCTGTTCAAGCAGATGTACAAATATGCAGTCTACTCAGAAATTGTGACAGAAAACAAGGCGTTATATGTCCATGTCAATGCTGATAATGACACCGAACATGGAACGCCATTTTCTGATCAGGAGATGCAGGTACTGTGGAATAATACTGATGATCCAGAAGTGCAGCTCATTCTTATTATGTGTTACTCTGGTTGGCGGATCGGGGAAGTGCTAAAACTTACAACCAACCTGGAAGAGAAATACTTCCAAGGCGGCATCAAAACAAAAGCCGGTAAAAATAGAATTGTTCCGATACATTCTGCTGTGTACCGTTTTGCTGAGCAGAAAGTATTGACGCAAGATGGAAAACTATGCGTATATACTCAGCAACATCACAGAAAAGCACTGTTCTATCCTACACTGGAACGATTAGGAATAGTCGGTGATCCGAAACACACGCCGCACGACTGCCGACACACCTTTTCTGCACTGTGCGAAAAATACGGTGTCCGGGAGAATGACCGAAAACGAATGCTCGGCCACTCATTTGGCGGAGATGTTACAAATGCAGTATATGGTCACAGGACACTGGAAGAACTTCGGACAGAAATAGAAAAAATAAAAGTTCCATTTGTGACTAACTGTGACTAACGGAACCCATTTTAATCTTTCTAAAACAACCGAAATATCATTATCGAAATGCCGGAAACCCTATTAAAATCAACGTTTTCAGCGATTTTGCAAGGATTTCCCACATTTCATTTTCATTATTCTAATTTTATTGTTTGTGACTAACAAATGAAATTTAGAATAATGCGCAAATGCCTGTAAATACAGTGTTTTTGCCACTATTATATTAGGAAACAATATTTTTATTTGTGACTAACGTGTGTCTAACGATAACAGTCTAAAACTTCCGAAATGATACAAAATATGTTTAAAGATAAAGTTCCCGGGGGATTAACCCCGGGAAAATCATTTAGAAATTTCTGTGATTCTGGTGAATGTTCCTTTTGGAACAAATTCAAAAACAAACCCTTCTGTCGGATGCGGGATGCGGATGAAGTACCATTTAAGTCCCGAACTGTCGGTTTCTGTGTATTTCATTACCTCTACAACTGCACCTTTTTTCAGTTTTGGGAACAGTTTAGACGGGTTGTTTTTGTTTGATTTTGTATAGCATTTTGTATCCTTTTTTATCTGCGCAATGTAGGCCCTGGTGCTCTGCTTTTTGACTACATCCGAGTCTGAAACTGACGTTACATTTTTAACTAAACTGTAATTTGGAGTGCAGAATTTTGTTCCGGGAAGGTTGCTGTTGTAGTAACTTTTCTGGCATACACCACCACCATTTGCGATAATTGTAGAGCCACCGGAAGTATTTCCTTCAACTGTCCAGAACCGATCTCCTGATACCTTTATTACGATTCCGGTGTGTGTAAATGCGCCATTTCGATAAAAGATAACAATATCTCCAACTTTCGGATTGCTGTTCAAGGTAAACAAATCCGCCATTGTCGGGCAGTAAACGTATGGCCAGTGCTTTAAAAGCTTCTTCGCTGTGTCTAAGCCGAATGCTTTCATCATGCACCATGAGACAAATGCAGCGCACCATGGCTGTCCTTGATAATCTGGCTTAATATCTCGCCAATATTTCGTATAATTATTTTCTCCGGCATTTGCTGTCTTACTATCAAGCTGATTATTACTTGCCTTTTCAAGATATCCGATTTCATTCTTTGCGATCTGGATTAATTTATTAATTGCGTTCATGCCTGTTTCCTCACTTTCTGGAAAATATGTTTTTAATGCGTCATAAACAAAACTCTGTCTGCTCTTATATGCCCCGACTTGGTTTCCTGTGTCTGTCTGGCAGGCTGCATAGAGGTTGTCGAGCGTATATGGTTTCTGAGTCTTTGCCAGAATCCGTGTTACTGCCTCTTGTCCACCTTGGTGCCTAAAGTTCACACACATAGCTTGCGCTCTGGTGTTAGTAACGCCCTGTTTAAGTGCTTCTTCTGCATAGGTAGCTAATTGTTCATCCATAAGGCTATCTTGGCATTTAACGCCCAAATCGGACGAAATAAGAGCAACTATGGTATCAGCAAGCTGTGACACTCTGGAAATATTGAAACATTCCCAGTTTGCGGTCTGGACCTGTTCCAGAAGTCTGACCTTGTCTATCTTCTCCCACTGTTCCGGGTCGGCATCGTAAATTCGTTCTAGAAGTGTTTTAGCTTCGGTTGCGTACCACTGTCCTGCCCCGATTGTAATTGCGTGTTCTTCAGAAGAATTAGTGTAGGCTTCTGTGAAGTCCGAATAATCCTGTTTCCCATAGGTCTGTCCACCGGTTTCGACCGCATAAATAATCTTCCTGAGAACTGTTTTCTGTTCGTTTGTCATGTGTAAATCTCCTATATTTTATACTGACACAATTAGACTATTTTTATCTGGATAGGTATTTGTAATTTTATAAGATTCTAATTAACTAACGCCCTCTTTAGTTAATTAGTTTCCGCTTTCGGTTCTTCTTCATTATTAATATCCATCAACTCATTATACTGTTCCTCAGTAATCCTGCCCGTTGCGAAGAAAATATCAATCTTATTTTTCAAATCATCTGTAAGTCTGTTTCTTTCTTTAAGTTTTAATAATGTTCTAAATAACATAATCATACCTCCAATTCTGTAAGTGCTACTGCGTATTCGCTGTTGACGTAAGCTTCTGCCGCCTGTAAATCAGTATCCTGAGTACGTGCATCCATATCATAGATGTAATCCCTCGTATCGCCTATCTGCTGTTTTACATAGTTCCAACCATTCTCCATTGAAATCGGATAATTAAATACTGTATATCCGTCAAGCTGTTCTGAATTGATAGATATATTTGTGGTTGGATAATATGTTGCAAGTGCTTTAAATGCGGTAATTTCTTCTTGTGTGAGGTCGATTTCTTCAGATGTTTCGAAAATTCCGTATACTGTTCCAGTATTTTGAATAAATGATTTCAAATCAGCAGTTTCTCTATATGTTGAGTCACATATGAAATTCAACCACTGACCTTTATTATTTTTATCCATATAAACACTATATTGTCTTGTGGCGTTAGGTGTACTCTCACCATCGAATAATTTTGTTCTAAAACTATTTCCAGCAACAAAATTACGTAACATACTATCACTGAAATAACCTCTATATACACCATCTGTTTCACTTATACCAAAAACCGTTAAAACTTTAGTGTCAAATTCTCCAACCATCCTAACCAACTTCCCACGTTCCACATCCACATAATCTGCAATATACTGCTGACCGTCGATTGTGACGTTGCCGCCCGAACTTACAGGGATGGCATTTAATGTGTATGGGAGGGTGACGGTCTGTTCGTGGTAGGGTTCGTAGGCGGTTGGGGTAGAACCTTTTTCGATTTGGATAGTTGCTGTTGCATTTACAGTAGCATTTATATCAACAACGCACCGTATGATCAAATCAACATTATCTGGAATTTTAACTGTATCATATTTAGTTGTCTTACTAAACAACGGTCTATAGTCAGTCGCATCATTTTCTCGATACAAAACATACATTTCTAAATTCTCATCATTGCTATTTAAGGAAAACGTATACGTTTCGCCTATCGTAAAAATATCTTTTGGATAATTAAGTTGAAAATATGTGCTTGTAAAAGCTTTTGTAGACGTACCTTTTGCAGTAATGATTCCATCTTTTGCTTCAAAAATAACACCGTTTATGTCTTTCGAATCATTAGAAAAAGTAAACAAATTCTTTCCAACAATCTTAACTATTGGATTCACCACGCTCTTAATCTCCTGCGGATAATTAGGCGAAGGGGACGGCTGACCACCGGTGTAGGGTTCAAAATCGTGCGCTGTGGAACCTTCTTCCAACATAATATTTGAGATAGTGACGGATAAACCTTCGGTGATGTTTCCACGTGTGTAAAACGAAACAGTGGAATTTTTTTCATGAATTTTGATTAATATAGAATTTTTCCCATTTACACATATTTTATCGGTATCGACACAACGCATATCATGAGAATTACCGTCGCTAAACCTAGCATCAAAAGAAATGGTATATTGCTTATTTGCCAATATGGGTTTCACATTATCCAAATATACTCCTCGTATCGGAACATTTGTATTATGAGTCCATGATACTTCATACGGATTGTTTATTGGGATACTTACATCGTCCGTATTTCTAATAAATACAGTATCACTACCAAGTAACTGCGCACCAGTAGTAACAGCCTGTTCACTCTTACCGAACAGCATCATATCCATGATTTTGCCATCATCAGAATCAGCAAGATGAGTTTCGCCTTGTGAACTGGCGTAGAACTTGGTGATTTTGGTGGATAAATCTTCCTTTAGCGAATCAATCTTTTTGTCGTTGCCTTTAAATTGTTCACGTACAGCTTCACCTGCACTAGGATAAGCAACCCCATCCGCGCCAACTCGAATATCAGCAAGTTCAGCGTCTGCCGTGGTTGAACCGTCAGGTAAATTTGATATATTATCAACTCTCTGTTTTAACTGTTTTCCATTGCTGTCAACCTCATTGATAGCCCCCAAAACAGTTTTGTCAGTAGTGTTTAAATTATCAAATCTTCTACCCATTATTTTATTTTCAATAAAACCCGACAACACCGACAAACCAAGACGTTTGTTTGCCTTGCCTGCGGTATCAAGAATCATCACCTCATCTTTGTCCACAGGATTTGCTTTTATCGTATAATCTGTCCATTTTGGCATGGCTATTTCCTCCTTATGCTAAATATTTTTCCCTGATATATTTTTTAACTGCATCAAGATGAGCCTGTACATCGTCATTCATCACGAGAAAATTGCCTTTATTGTTCTGACTGACAACTTCTCCTGTTTCCTCGTTTACCTCAGAATAGGTGTAAGCAATGCGGCTTCCCTCTCCAGTACTAAGATTCATAAAACTTGTAAGAATTTTTTTCATGATACATTCTCCATTTCGTCAATAATTTCTTCCCTGTTATTAAGAAGTTCCTTTTCATAATCTGGTTCTGACACTTCAAGGCTTTCACTGTAGTCTGGCTCTGGCATGTCTGTGTCTATTGCCCTATCATAAGCTGTTTCACTTGCATCGGCAAAACGCATGTGTTCATAGTCAGCCTGCCGCGCTTTGATTTCAAATGCAAATTTAAGCCCCGGAGTACCTTTTACAGTGAAATATGTCTGCTCTTTTTTATCTACCCAACAATCTCCATCTCCTTCCTTTTGTAAAAACACATAATATTCAATCCTTACATTGGTAGATTCTTGGAATATATCATCTATGTCTATCAGGCATGTGCCGTCTTCCGATACGGATGCTTCTCCGATGTCTCCGAACATGGGGGACGCCATTTCATAACAATAAAATGCCTGCGTACCATAGTTTTTTGTTGGAAGGATTCTTTTCTTTGTTCCTCGGACACTTAAATCTGCAAGGTCTGTTCCCGTTCCGATGCTATAGAAATGGCCACTGGCTTCTATATGTGTACCTGCTGTAACTTTTTTTGATGCCGAAACGCTGTCTGCCGAAACGCTTTTATTAAACGAGGCTGAGCTTGCATGTACGGTTCCTGTATAAAGATTGATTCCTCTAATACGCGTTCCATACAATGTCCCGTACCCCGGTACATATATTCCCGTATTCGTCTCTGAATAGATCTCTCCAGCTGAAGCGTCTAGCGTTACTTCTCCATACGTGCCACTTGCTGAAAGTTTCCTATATCCAACTTCCCATCCAGCCAGATACCCGGTGTCAATATACGAGGCATTCAGATACACCTTGTTGTCATAAAGATATAATCCCTGTGTTTCCCCGTTGTTGGTTAATTTATTAAAGATTTCCAACTGAGTCATATCTGACGCGTCTTTGCCATCATCGCCTTTTTCTCCATATACACCGATAACATGTGGAGTAGTGTTCACACTCGTTCCGTCCGTGTATGTGGTTGTCTGATAATTCCACAAATATCTTTTAGATGATGTTGGTGTCTGCACGGATTCCGTCCAACCTGATGTGGATGTTGTCACACCTGATGAACTTGAAGAAGCAAGGTAATGTTGTGCAATTACAGATACGCCGTTTCCAGTATCGCCTTTTATCTTCGTCCAGCTGTAATTACTTGGATTTGTAGAATCATTCTCTTTAAAATCGGTATACTGCCCGATGTAAGTCTTGCCTGCGCTATCAGACACTGAGAAACCTGTTTTTCCGTCAGAACTGGTCGCATAAGCAATATGGAGATAAGATGTTTGCCCGTTATCTCCATTTGTTCCAGGGATTCCTTGCGCCCCGTCCTTGCCTTCAAATCGACTCCATGTGTATTTGCCAGGGTCGTCGCTATCCGCTTCTGTATAGTCCACATAAGTGCCAATATAGGTACTTGGCGTTTCACTCATCTGACTGGAAGAAGTCGGGTTCGCAACAGAACTATATTTGATATGAAAATAAGATGTCTTTCCGTCCTGACCGTCTTTTCCGCTTATTCCGTCTTTTCCATTTATTCCCTGAATACCCTGTAATCCCTGAATACCCTGTTTCTGTTTTGCAATTGTAAACTGTTTCTCAACAGAGAGGTTATTATAAGAAACTGACACGGTAATAATTCCTGTATCGGATGAAAGTGCCGTTACTGTATATGTTGCTCCTGATTTTGAACCCGTAACCCCGCTTCCGGCAGTAAACGTTATAGTTGCGCTGTTTGTAACATTCTCATCGCCATACAACGCCGCCACCGTCGTTTTACACTCAGGGAATGCCGTGTAATTGCCTTCCGCATCCGTTGGAATACCCTGATACTCATTCGATAATGTTACATTTAGAGTCTTATATTTCTTCGCTTCTTCCGTAGCCGCATCCGTGGCAATATCGGATACGCTCTTGCCCTGCAAAGAAAATTCGGTGGCAAGAATATGAACTTTCCCGTTATCATCAATGTATAAGGTCGTTTGGTTGTCCTTATCAATAACCTTAATCCCTTTTGCATTGATGAATTTACCCGCTAAAAGTCCTGCAAGGATGTAATTTGCGTTAATATACAGCTTTCCATCCTGTATATAAATCCCCTGGTCTTCACCGCCGTTCGTCAACTTATTAAAAACTTCATTCTGCCCAAGGCTCGTGTCATACTCTTTGACTGCATTATCAATGTCGGTTTTGTCCGCATATTTGAAATCAATCCAGTCAGTGTCAGTAAACGCACCGTCCGCTCGGCTTCTGACTGCTGTTTTGATAGAAGCTTCACCATTTGCCTTTGATGTAACCCAGAAATCTCCCATGTTGTATGGTGGCTTGGGTTGTTCAAAATAGACTGCCGCTTTCCCGTCAATCTTATCAAACAGATAATCTGGTGCTTTCTGCTCGACCCATTCACTGCCATCCCACCGCCAGCGCGTGTTAGCGTTATTGGCGGTATTCTGCCAAAGGTCTCCTTTGTGGATGTATTTACCTTTTTCCCAGACAATTAAAATCTCATTTCCGCCTACGTCCAGAATGGAATTACCGTCAACATCTGTCCACGGAATCTCTTCTGTTTCTGTCCATTCAAGCGCCGGGTCTGTATCCTGACTCCAGGTCTGAATCTTACCGTCAAGTTGCTCTTGGAGACTTTCAATCGTATCCGCAAAAACACCCTTGATAAATTTTGTGATTGCAGAATCATCTGTATATTTAGATGCTCTCACCCAGTCATCGGCGTCATAGCTTGCACCCTCCGCCTTTGCTTTTTGACATTTGAGAATGTCCCCGGTCTTTCCCTGAACCCATAAATCGTCAATATCGTAAGGGGGCACTGGTTCCGTTCCAAATATTCTTTTCTTTGCATTTGCCGTACTTTGTGCCTGCGCCGCATCAGCCAGAGCTTTGACCACCGCAGTGTCTTTTACATAGTCCCATTTGTATTTACCATTAATCTTTGCATATCTGTAAGCCTGTCCACCATATTCTTCGTTGTTTACGATATAAAACAGGTCACCTAAGTGCTTTTCTTTAGTTGTATCATCCGTCCAAGTGGATGCCGGTTCGTTATTACCATCAGGAATATAGTCTCCAAAGAATGCTTCTATCTGTCCGTCAATCTGCTCCTGAAGAACCTTAATCTGTGGAGAATACACTTCTGTAATAAACTTCTCAACCTCGGCATTTGCCACGTTCTCTGGCGTTTTCCCTTTAATTCTAAGCTCTGTGGCATTAAGATTGACAGCCCCTGTCTCTGCATCAATGCGGAATGTAATGTTCCCGTCATTGTCTTTTGCCGTGAATCCTCTTGTATTGATCCAATCCGACTGTATACCGATAGCATACAGAATGTTCAGCACTGCATCGCCGTTGCTGTCAAATCCGGCTTTCCAAGTCTGCCCTCCGTCTACTGACAAGAAGAATCCATCAGCACCCGTCTTGTAGATTACTTTAGAATCAGCAAGTGTAGGTTTGTCGTGACGGTATGATATCGTGGATCCATCTGACTGGATTTCTTCTGTATAGTAGAAGCCGAGAGTGTTGGCTGCCAGTTCGTTCATCTGCTTTAGCTTTGCATCATAGGCAGTAATCTTTTTCTCGGTGTCTTTCTTTACATTGTCAACCTCGACCTGCATACTGTCTGGGTAATCGGCATTAAGGTCTTCCATGCTCTTTGCATTACAAGAGAAGCTTGTACTGCCAGAGAATGCAAAGTCCACATCTGTCAGATATGAATAGTAAATATTGCCTTTAATGTCGGAAAATGTAATTCTATCTCCAAATGTGGCGTATCCGATCGCTGCGCTGTCGCAAGAGAATGGTCTCAATCTCATACCGACAAGCTCTTTTCCAATCAAGTCAACGCCCGCCTGTTCATTGCCACTCAGAAGCTTGTTATCAATCGTAATGACATATCCGTCTGTGCCGTACTTATATTCCGTCTCATTGTCTGTATACTTGACCCCAGTAACAACCACGTCGTCAACATCATAGGTAAGGTTCCTGATAGCATTTGGATTAAATCCTTTTCGTTCAAGAACTGTCTCGATCTCGTTACTTCTAACATCAAGGATAGTGTTTCCATTAATGTCATACCATAGAACTGCTTCTAATGTAATAGTGTCTGCACCATCACCAAAAGTGATGATTCGCAAATTATCATTCTCATCAATGCGAGCGTTGCCGCCTGCCAGAGCTGCAACCATACCGATTACTGCTCTAAAAGTGGTGTTTTCCGGCTTCTTCTGTACCTGATAGTCTGCGTTTTTAAATGTTGCGTCGCCTAACACAATCCCGGTCTGCTGACAGGCATCTTCTAAAACCTCTCTGACAGAGCATGGGAAAACAAGGTTTGTATTGTATCCTGCCTCTGCCTTACTCATATAGTCCAGCAAAGTGAGGTTAATTTCATCGGACGTGGCGGGTTTTTTTAACACAATAAATGTGCCACGGCGAATGATTTCCAATCTATCAGACAGTTGCAAATTTAAAAATAGAGTAAACTGCGCCCCGGCAAAGTTGTAGTCAGAGAACCTATCATCATCATTGACCAGTGCCAATGTTGCTGTTTTTTCGATGGCTACACCTATCGGGAAGTCCCCGGAATCAGAAGAATCTACAATGCCGTTTCCGTCAAGATAGAAATCTTCTTTTTTTAGACTTAAAGTTGTCCCATCACGCAGCACCGCATTCGCTGTAACATAATAGTTACTATTTAAAAGAGATTCCGTCTTTAACTGATTTGTAACATTAATCATACCGGTCGAATGCTCCTTACATTAATAGTTAATCCTGTCCACCGTTCCTCATTGTCTTTGAGCGTTTGTGCCGCCATATTGAAATTAGATGCATAGAACGTTTTGTCAATCCATTCGCCAGGTGTCCGAGGGTCTTTATGATGAAAAGTGAACTGGCTTTTATTAATCATAGAGTTAAGAATCGTTGCAATCTCTCCCCATTTAAGCTCGCCCCATTCCATGTCATATCCGGCAATAGTCCCCATTGGCGTGTTATGCATAACAAGATCCTGACTTCTCTTAGAGCTTTCCGTTGATGTAGTTGCGAACACTGGCTTGTATGTGTCAGGGGCCTTTATAATGACCCCGTCAATCTTAAACTGTTCCTGTGCCATTTACACACCTCCTAACAAGAATGGATTCTGACCGCCATTTCTACGTCTCCTAAGTTCTGCTTCATCAATGATAATGTCTAACAATTTTTTGCCAGATGCATTGACTGTAACATTATAGGTATTTCCATCTCCCTGCCCTTTCCCTGACTCTTCCCGGACAATCTGACGCAACAGGCTTTCCGGTGTTTCCAGGTTATTTCCCTTTTTCTGGTCACCTAATACCGCAAGGAATTCTGACCTTGGCGGAATAACTGCGCCACTAGCTAGATATGGGATAGTTCCGATGCGTGGAAATGTTGCATGAAATCCAATAGTCTTTGTGCCGAACGGTGTAGGCACATTCCATGGGCCAAAAGAAAATGCCGATTCAATTCCACCAATTGCATTATTAATCATTCCAACTGCATTATTGACGATGCTGATTGCCTGATTGATTGGCCTTTTAATAAAGTCTACAATACCTTCAAATGCAGATTTTGCCGCATCTCTGGCAGCATTAAACTTATCAGTAATAGCGGTTTTTATTGCTTCGACCTTAGTAGATACAAAAGTAGTAACGCTTTCCCATGTTCGGGATGTCTTGTCTTTTATTTTATCCCAAACGCCAGTAACTTTAGTTTTAATTGCATCAAACACTGTTTTTGCTGTGGTTTTAAGAGCGCTCCATAATCCAGAAAGAGTCTTTTTGATGGCATTCCAGACTGTTGAAGTCGCTGTCTTGATTGCGTTCCAGGCAGTGCTAATGACGGTCTTTATTATGTTCAGTGCACCTTTTGTTACGGTTTTAATTATCTCCCACGCACCTGACACAACATCTTTGATAAAACTCCATGCTCCATCTGCAATCTCTTTTATTCCCTGCCAAGCCAGTCCCCAGTCTCCCGTAAAAACGCCTACAAGGAAATCAATAATTCCGCTTAGCGTATCTGCTACATCGCCAATTATTTTGATTAATGATTCTATGACTTTTATTGCCACAGTGCCTACAACGTCAATTATCTTTGCCACAACCGGAAGCAAATTCGCGATTATCCAGTTAATCAAAGGCACTAACACCGACTCCCACAGAAGTTTCAGAGAATCAATGAGTTTTCCGAGGAATGTTTCTATCTTTAAAATTGCGTCCCCTAATGGCCCCTCTAATAGCTCTTTGAACTGTTCTGCCAGTCCTTGCAGCACCGGAAGAATGTATGTGTTATATCCGGTTATCAGAGTTTCAAATATGCTTGATAGTCCATCTGCTATAGAATCAAAGAACGGTTTTACGTGTTCATCGTATAGCCTTGATATTGCGTCGCTAAGATTCTGAACAACTGTCAGGACTCCACTCGTGACAGTTTCTATTACTCCGAGGCTGCCCTCGATTGCTGACTTCAAAATGTCCTTGTTGTCGATAAAAGGCTGTGCAATCATGTTAAGGATATCTCTGCCAAGTTTTGCAGCCGTTTCTGTAAGAACCATTCCGATTTCAGCAAAGATTCCGATTAAATCCGCAGTAATCTGCTGTGCGGTTTCTCCACCAAAAACTGAGAAAACATCCGCAAAGGCGACTGCAAGATTTCCACCTATTTGTGCAATTTCAGAGCCGATATTGAACATATCTATCAGATAGTTCTTTATTCTTTGCGTGTTCTGTTTTAAAAACTTTTCAATTCCACCTATAATGTTTTGCGCAATTGTCAATCCGATTCTGGCAAATGAGCCAGCAACTTGTCCAATTGCATATGCAAATGAATCTAAAAAATTATTTGCTGCTTTGGTAACTTCTGGATCAGTGAAGATATCCTTTAAAGATTTCCATATGGAATCAAGATCCTTTTTTATTCCGTCAAGAATTGGTTCGTAATCTCCTAATCCATCCCAGAATCCTTTTGCAACCAATTTAGCTAGTTCTTTAAATCTGTTGATTATCTTATTTAACGGCTTTAACATCTTATCAAGAACTGTCTCGCCTTCTGCAACCTTTCCATAATCAACATTTTGCACAGCATTTTTCATCTGGTCTGCAAGTCCACCGGTTGCGCCCGGTACTTTTGACGATGAATCCGCACTTTTATCCGTTGAGTAATTATTGATTTCATCGAGAGGACTAAGATATCCTTTTGCCGCCTTAGTAGCTTTCTTGGTTGCGTCCGCTGTATCATTTGTTGCATCTGCCAGCTTTTCGGCATTGTCGGCAGCATTTCCATATTGGTCTGCCGTATCAGCCATTGCATCTGTCCCGACAAGACCTGCGCCACTCGCGCCTGTCTGGCCAGATGATTTCTTTCCGGTGATTAACTCCGTAAATGACTTGAAGGCATTTGCCAGAGTCGCCAGTTTGCCTAGTAAGATATTAATAACTTTCAGAACAGGAGTGAAGAGATTAATCAATCCCTGTCCGACTGTTGCCTTGAGAGATTGCAGCTGCAACTGCATCACTCGCACCTGATTCGCCCATGAGTCAGATGTTCGGATGAAATCACCAGATGCAGCCGATAACTGTTTCTGCACAAAAGCCAGTCGGAGAGCTACTTTCTCCTGCTCGGTCATGGCGGATGTGGTCTTACCATAACCGTTCGCCAGTGCGTACTGGTCTAGTGCCGACTGGGTCATTACCACGCCGAGATCTTTGAGTGTTTCCGTTTCACCCGTAAATACTGATTTCAGCTTAATATAAGCCAAGTCCTGGCTGATGTTATAGAATGATGCCACATCGCCAGTCAGCTGTGTCAAAGCCGTTGACATGTCGTAAGCCTGTGCTTCTGAGAATCCGAACGACTTAGACATTGCCCCGAATGTTCCGACATACTGTTTTGCCATCGTTTCAGATAATCCGGCTGAGGTCATGGCATTCTTTGCAAATTCATTGACCTTATCCGACATTGTGGTAAATGTAACATCAACCACATTCTGTACTTCTGCCAGATTAGAGCCAAGTTCTACGCACTCTTGCCCAAACTGGGCCAGTTTCCCAATTGCGAATGCTCCGCCAATCAGTACGCCTATTTTTTTTACTACGCTGCCAAGTCCGTTAAAAGACTGCCTGATTGCTGATACGCCGTTTTGCACACCTGATGTGTCCATTCTGGTATCAATAATGACTGAGCCATCAGCAGCCATGTGTCCACCTCCTAACTATTTGAGGTTCAACATCTCATTCAGCGCATCTTTATACGCTTGCTCCTTGTCGCTGAGACGTGTTTTTATATCAATAATATTCTTGTTTTCCTGATAGAATTTCTTTTCCCATTTATCGAGTTTTTCACCCTTTGCCTTTTTTGAGCGGATTCCAACAACCGTGTTGAACAGGCACTCACCGGATTCCATGAAATATCCGAAGAATGTCCACCAGTGCATATAAGGTACTGCTCTGATTTCTTTACCGGCAACCTTGTTTACAGCTGGAACAATCATATCTCCATCCTGTTCCCAGTCCATCAAACGGGGTTTGGGCTTATTCGAGCTATCGTCAACTTGACCACAATCAATAAACTCGCAAGCTTTCTGACAAGCTTCTGTAAGATGTTCCAGGGGTATGCTTTGCCAGTCCTCAAACAGAATCTGTAACATAACTACCGCTTTTGCCTGCTCGCCCAGTTCTGGGTCATTCATGGCGACTAGAATATCAATAATTACTCGAAAATCCGTTCTGATAGAAAAATCCACCCCACTGATTTTTAGTGAGGTGGGGAGCTCATAGGCGGTCATTTTGCATACTTCTCCGTATACTTATTGACCACTTCCTGCATTTTTTTCTTTCTTTTTTCAATTTCTGGAGTAAGTGCTTCATTGATTTTGTCCAGAACGATATAGGCAAACACCTGACCATTTCCAAAAACAGTTGTTGCGGTAATTGGCTCTCTGAATAAATCTTTAGATGCTTCGTATCCGAGCATATAATTGATTTTGTCCTCAATCTGCTTATTAATCTCCGCCATCTCTTTGCTAGAAGAGACATTTTTAACAGATTCCTGAGCCTGCTCAAAGAAAGTTTCCAATTCTTCCGCTCTTGCCGCAACGTTAATGTCAGTGGGGTTCAGTTTAAATGAAGAGAATACTTCACCCTGTTTGTTTGTGAATGTGAAAAGAAGAAATCCATCATCAATGTTTGTGTTAATTGTTTTTGCCATTTTCTATGCCCTCCTAAAAATTATTCGCTGTCAGCTGTGAACGTACCGGAACTGATATCAAATTTTCCTTTGACACGTTCACCAACATAGTTCACAGTAAATGGAATCTGATATCCAGATGTATCACCGCCGTAGGATGTCGGCACAACGTAGCAGTCCTGCTGATACGCCTCATACTTGCCTGCTGTGGCTTCTGTCCAGAGATGAACCTCAACTGCTTTTGTTTTGAGATTATCGTCTTTGAGGCGTCCATCTACGATTTTCT